GGATGGTCCCACCGGACCCGGATCCCGTCACCTGGGAGAGGTCGATCCCCTTCTCCGCCGCGTACGTCTTGGCGGACTCGGTTGCGTCGACCTCGGTCTCGCCTTCCGGCTCTCCCTCCGGCTCGGGGGTGCCCTCGCCCGGATAGACCGGCTCGGACGGCGGATACTCCTGATCGTCCGGAGTTCCCTCGACTTCGACCGGCGGGGGGTTGTCCGGTGGGGCCGTTCCCTCGACACCTTCCGATCCGGACGGCGCGACGCCGGAACCGACGATTGCCGCGATCCCTGCGATGAGGTAGTCGCGGTCGTCCTGCTCTTCCGGCCCGTTCCAGACCTGGCCGATCGCCTCGACGAACTTCGGGGCGAGTGTCGGGTCGCGGGTGACGATGGTCGTGATCGTGTCCTCTTCGGGGTTCTCCCGCTTGAACCACTCCGCGATCTGCCAGACCTGCATCTCCTGGAAGCTCAGGGGGTGAGGGACCGACGTCCCTGGAGTGGCTCCCGGATCGTTCCCGATGCCGGGGGTAGCGGGTGTGGAGAGAACGTCGCCGCGCGGCTGCGTGAGAAACCCTTCGACCGGCAGGGTCGAATCGGTCACCCCCGCGTTCATCGCGTCGACCTCCGCCTGCGTGAAGAAGTGACCTTCGAGGTCGTACTTCCGCAGGTAGTAGTCGGTCAGCCCGTAGACCGTGTTGGGCGAGTTGCCCATGTCGTCGGTCGATACGCGCTGACCGTGGCGAGCTTGCCGCTCCGCCATCATCTGCTCGCCAGGGCGCAGAGGATCGTCCACTGGCGTGAAGAAATGGATCAGGAGCGACTTGACGATTCTGGTTGCCATGTCCCTCCCCTCCCTAGCCCGCGAGTCCGGTGAACTTGAGCAGACCGAACGGGTTGTTGACGAAGAACAGCGGGCGGACCGAGGACTGGACCCACGTCTGCTCGATCCCGTTCGGGTCGTCCCACGAGCGGGACTGCAGCGGCTGCTCCAACCGCATCTCCCCGACCATGCCCTCTGCGACCACGTACGCCGTGCCCGCCGCGACGCGGTTCGTCACGAACAGGCTGATGTTGAAGCCTTCCAGAACGGCGTTGAGGTTGTCGCCGTAGATGGAGGCGAGGTTCGCGTACTCCTGCGGATTGAGGATCCACAGGGTGTACTGCATCCCCATCTCTTCGACAGCCGCCGTCGAGGCCGCCTTGCCGAAGTCCCTGGCCGGCCAGAGCGTGTGGTTCGACGCCGACGAGCCGGTGGTGACGACGGTGGACCAGTTCACGCCGGTCACCGTCCGGGAACCGGCGGTGATCGCGGCGTCGATCTTCGCGATGCCGATCTGGTTGATCTTGCGGACGATCGTGTTGGCGAGCTGGCGGACCGCCGTCGTGAACTCGGAGACGTTGTTCCGATCCCTGGCTTCCCAGGTGATCCGGAACTTGCCGCCCCACTTCTCCACGGTGGCGATCTTCGGGACGCGCCGCTGGAACGTGATCTCCGGGAATTCCATCCCGGCTTCCACGCGCTGCACGTCACGAGCGGCGTAGGCGTCGTTCGCCTCGACCTCGGTGTAGACCACCGCACCGCCGGTCACACCGCCGCCGTTCGTGAAGACCCGGTCGACGAAGAACCGCTGCAGCGTGATGTCCACGATCATCGGCGTCACGACCTCCGAGACGTTCCGGAGCGCGAAGTCGACGGTGACCGTGGTCCCTGAGATCGTCGGTGGCGCGAGCGGGTTTACCACCGCTCCCGGCTGGAGGGCTGCTGCCACTCCCGGCTCGGCGCGGGCAGCGACGAACCTCTCGCCGTGGCCCAGGTCGTGGCCCTGTGCGGCGAGCTTCTCGACGCTCAGCCTGTCGAGCTGCTTGAGCAATGTCTGCATCATCCCTCCTTTCTAGCCGTTGTAGAGGGCGACTTCGGTGTACGCACCCGAGGAAGACCCGGTGCATGCGAACCCGATGGCCACGCCCGCTGACTTGGTGATGACCTGACCCGAGCCGTTGACCTCGACCTCCGCGCCTGCGGCGATGTTGCCCGCCGATTCGATCGGCACGACGCCACCGCGAGTGACGCCGACCTTCGCTCCGGATGCCGCATCGGTGAGGGCGACGCCGAAGATCCGGCCTGCCGCCGTCGGTAGACCGACGAGGTAGTTCCCGCCCTCGGCTGACGTGTTCAGCGCCGGACCCGAAGGCCGGTTGCCGACGATCATCACGCAGCGACCGCCTGTGATCGCGACGTTCGCGTGGCACGTGATGTCCTTGCCTGGCTTGTAGAAATGCTCGACTTCTGCCATCTTCCCTCCTTCCTATGCGGCGTCGTTCATGACGCGAGGCCGGACTCCCTGCGTGGCCTGCGCCTGGATGTTGCGGTTCCGGATCTGGACATCCGGAAGCCACTCGGCGGGATAGCCCGCCGACGTTGCGGTCTCGCTCGGCTGGACCGCCCGCTGGTTGACAGGGACGAGTCCCTCCGCCAGCGAGTCGATCAGCGCGGTCGTGCCCTCCGGGTCGACTTCCAGCGACCGGAGGTAGTGCTGGCGGCGAGAAGGAGCGAAGCGCCCCTGCTGAATCGCCGCGTCGACGATGCGCTCGCGATCCGCGCGGAGCTGGATCGCCCGAGCTTCGCGACCGGCCTGTGCGTCGGCGCGCAGCTGAGCGAGCATCGTCTGGTCGACCCGGACTGTTCCGGCGTCGGCGCGCGAGGCCACACCGGCAGGCTCGGCCACGGCTGGCTCGTCCTCGGTCTCCCCGGACTCGTCGTCGGTCGTCCCTGGATCGTCGGCTGGCGGGGCAGGCTCCGCGCCCTCTTCGCCGGCCTGGATTCCGGTGAGAAGCGGGGCGGCTCTCGCCTCGACCTCTTCGTCCGTGAGCGTCGCGTCCAGTCCGAGAAGGAGCCTGGCCGCTGCGATCTGCTCTGGTGTCATCGAACCTCCTCCTGTGCTTGCGGTTGGCCGGGATCCTTCCCGACTGTTGTAGCGGGCGGCGATTTGCGCCTGTTCACGAACTGAGGCCATCGCGTCGGCTGCGGCTGATACCGCTTCCGACCTCGCCGCGATGTCCACGTACTCGATGCGAACCGGCTGTGGCTCTCCGAACGTTGCTGCGTCGCCGTCGACACTCCACACCATGCGGTAGAGGTTGTCCTCTCCGTCGTCGACGATCAGCTCGTTGGGATCGAGGAAGATCATCCTGATCCACCACCAGTACCGGTCGCCCTGCGCCCAGTCGTCGTAAAACGCACGTCGCAGGTCGTCGACGGCGAAGGTTGCTGCCACTACGCCTTCGGCGGCACGGCAGGCCACGAACCGGCTGTTCATTCCCCTCCTTCCTGAATGGTTACAAATGACGGTTGCTCGTCCCCGTACATCAGGGGAAGATCTGCTAGGGACATCACGCCTGGGAAGCAGACACCGAGCAGGGCAAGCGCAGTCACAATGAACTGGTACTCGCGCCCCGAATTGGCATGATATCCAAACCACCCTTCGATGCTACGTGAAGGGTATGCAACAGGCATGATGTTTGCAAGCCAGACCGGTACACCAACCAGATCTGCCGCAACGATGTGTCCATCGCCCACCGTGTGCATGTTGTCGACGAAACCAAAATTTGGTGCGGCGTCGAAGACGTTTGAGTCGTTGTAGCGAGGATCGGTGTGACCGAGCTTGACCCTGGGTCGAGGTACTGTCGGATCAGAACGAGCGGCCACCGACGCAGCAAGATCCTCGAAGGTAAATGTGACGGGACCCGTTGAGGCCGGAAACTCCATCCCGACCTCGTATAGAGGGACATTGGGTACGGTGGTGAGGATTGGGAGCGGGGCAGCGGGAACACTGAGCGTAGCGGACCGAACGATACGCATCCTGTCCACTGCAACCAACGCCGCCGCATCCTCTGTTTGAGCATAGAGAGCTGACTGCTGCTTCTTAGCGTCAGCCTCAGTTGCATGGCACCCCATCACCTTCCCGGTGTCCTTGTTCTTGACAGCCCACGGCTTCGCTGCTGAACACGCCGCCTCGTCTTTTGTAACTGACCACGGCATGGGCTAACTCCTAGGGGAGTGTACCACACCCGCCGGACGGCTGCTTGAAAGTCGCGCCTCTTCCAGCTGCTCGATCTGACGTTCCTGTTCCAGAGCCAGCATCATGACCCTGGCGCGGGCTGCAACCTCCTGCTCGACGGGAGAATTGCCAGGGACGATGGGATCTGGTTGCGGATCCACTCTCGGAGTCCCCGCCTTGGGGAGTTTGAATCTCTCCCGAAGGTAAGCCTCCAGTTCGTCGTCCACCCGGATCAACTTGCGGTTGACCGCTAGAGCCAGGTCCTCGATGGACATGTCCTCGTGTTCCTGCTCCACGATGTAGACGAGGTACGGGACGTTGTTGCTGTTGTCCGTGTAGTTCCAGTCCCAGTAGTCTTCGATCACGTGCTCGTTGAAGGTGTCACGGATCCCGTCAGCGATGGTCAGCTGCGCTCCATGGGCAAGTTCGCCGAAGCTCTCTCCTAGGGCGCGCGACCCGGTCTCCGTCATCCCCAGCTCGATGACCATCTGCAGGAACACGCGGGACATCGCCTCGTCGTGATACCTGATTGACCCTACGACGTCGGTTCCTGCTCCGAGTCGCAAGAGATCAATCTTAGATCCGGCTGGGATCGCCGCCCCACCGTCCTCGGAAACTTTGAATCCTTGCGCTGCCCTTGCAAGAGCCTGAATTTCCGTTGGGGACGCCCCAGGCGCTGCGGTCCCGATTGGTACACCACCAGCGCGCTCGTGGTTGATGGCATCGACACGGAGAAGTCGGTCCTTGATGAGCCAGTTCCTGTAACAGTCTCGGTACCAGGATCGTCCAACCCAGGAACCTCCCTCCTGCTCGTTCACATAGACCGCCAGGCGATCGACTTCCAGCTCGGTCGGCTGATACAAGCCCATGTTGAACTTCTGCTTGATGCTGATCAAGCCACCATCGTCAGCGACGTTGATCTGGGCAATCGAAGTCGGTGGGATGTAGAACAGCTTCTTGATCGACCACAGCCCATCCTCTGCGATCGGGCCGACCTGCTCGAAGTAGGAATGTCCGTAGATTCCCGAGAGGAAAGCCTCGTAGAGATGCTTGTAGAAACTGAATCTCCCCTTCATGCGACCTCTGGGTCGCGGCTGCGCATCCACCACGGGAAGATTCAGGTTGTCTGCGAGCCGATTTACCCTAGCGGTATCGGCTCCGTTCGGGTGGAGCATCCAGTGATATCTACGAGGCGGAAGCGTCACAGCCCTGTAGAGAGCCGAAAGCTGAGAGTCTGTCCGCATCGTGTCGTAAGACGTGACACTCTGCGGCCATTTGAGGACAGGCACGTACTCCTGCGTGTCGATGAACTGGTTCCAGCCGAGGTCGATGCCCAGATTGCTGGACATCGGTTGCCGCTGTTTGATCTTCCCGTGTTGTGTGAGCGGCGGCGTCGACATCGGTTACGGGCGCGGCATGACGTTCGATGGGTCGGTCTTGGACGGATCGACCGGCCACGGCTCGTCCGAGCGGACCCAGTTCCGAGGGAGAATCCACTTGTAGAGATAGGGCGGGTCCTCGCCAGGAATCTCACCGCAGGTCAGCTCGAAATCCTGCGCGCCGTAGATGATGACCGCCTTGTGCGGCACATCATAGATCGTGAAGCTGACTTCCTTGTTGGCGGCGAAACCTTCGGTATTCATCGCGTTGACGATGCGATTGACCCGGAGCTTCATCTCCTCCCAGTACGGCTCCACGTTGATCTTGTCGAACTGCTCTTCACCTGTCATGTCTTGATCAACCTCCCGGCCTTGGCGAATCTCCGGACCAGAGCCACTTTCCGGAGTCTGATCATTACGTGCCCACCGTCCGTGTCGTTCCCGGTGAGCGTATTCCCCTCGATGGCCCAGAACTCGTCTGGCCCCTGGTGCCCGAACTCCCGCTTCGCTTCCTGTAGCCTGTTCGGCACCCAGCGCTGCAAATGGAGTTCCTCGACCACGATCCCCGCGTGATCCGCCACCCCGTCGCCCTGGAAATCGTAAGTTGAGATGGTACCGGTCTTGATCTGGCTGAACTTCACAGCCGACAGACCGTTGTGACCCTGCTCTGCGTCACTGACAATGGACGGACAGTAGTGGTATAGGAAATCGACCCCGGCCTCAAAGGCGCAGCGACTCACGAAGATCGCGCACCAAGGCTGGTAGTCGACCGCCCCACGGCGATACCAATCGGTGATCCCAGGGACATGGTTGCTTCCCTCCGGGTCCTCTTCCCGCCCGAGATAACGTGCCGCCTTCTGAGCCATGACCTGCTGGGCGGTGAGACGAACCTCGGCCTCCCTCCGTCTCGCAGCGATCCGACGTTTCATCTCTGCGCTAGGGACAGCTGCTCCTGAGATGAACTTGAAGAACGCCGGCCCTGCGATCTGGGTCGGCTCTGCGTAACCCAGCCAATATTTGGCCTTGAACACGGCCTGTGCGGTGAGGACCCCGTAGATGCCATCGAGGTCCCCCGCATAGAAAAGATGGCGTTGCAGGTGACGCTGCAACGCCATCACGTCAGCCCCGTGGGTGTTCGGGCTAACCAGGGTCAGGTTCCGCTTAAGAGTTGTCGTCATCTGGTTCTTCGGGCCGGGGACTGAGGACAGGGTGACAGCCATGCGACGCCTGCCCCGAATTCTCCTTTCCTAAAGAATTCGGCCCCCGGCCCGATCAACGCCGCAACCACGTCACATCACTTCTGCAAGAAGATCGCCGGTGATGGATGGCACAGGAACGTAGCGGTCTTGTGCCTCGATGAACGAATCCAGCGCTGAGGTTGCCATCATGAACGCGTCAGCTCGGTCTGGTGACGGCAGACCCCGGCGCTTCATCTGCTCCTTCGACTCGATCTGGATCCGCCCGTGCGTGACAAACCACTTGATGGAGGTCAGCTGGGCGGCCAGTTCCTCATCCAGAGGATCGATGTCGAACCGGTGTTCCTCGAAAAGCTGCCGCAGTTTCCAGTAGACCTCCGCCCTCCGGTTGGCGAACCTCTTCGGGGCGAAGGCCTTCTCACCCGAATCGAACGGGATCACGTTCAGGTCCCTGGCGCGTAGCTGGTCGACCACGCCACCGCCCACCCCGACCACATCCACAACCGCCGGGACATAATCCACCCCGTGTCCCAGCATGAACATATGGATTGCGTTGGTGGTCAGCACCGTGTCCTGCTTGTGCTTGTTGTAAACCCGTCTTACGTAGCCGTTCTGGTTCCGGTAACCCACCGTCTCGTCGGATCCAAACCGGGCGATGTCGAACCCGTATTGGCCGGTCAGCGTCGGCTCGATCTTCTTCGCCTGCGCGATCCTGACCATGTTCGGGGTGATTAGCGTGTCGTCTGAGATTTCCGGGAACAGCGCCAGAAC